AGACCATAATCAAACGTAGGTCTATATTGTACAATAGGTTGTAGAGTATATCCCGAATAATTATCACAGAAAGTAATGCCCGATTGACTATTAAGGGGGTCACTACTATCGGGGTTATCCCCATCATCGTAAGTATCAAATGAGTATTGTAAATAATGACTTCTTGATGTAGTTACATCATCACCATCTACAGGGTCCCATTCAAATTTTTGTTGTAATCCCTCTATTCTTATTTTTTGATCACAATTCGCAGCGTCTGTTATTGATATATCAATGATATCATTTTCTCTAACATTGTTAACAACAAACGTACACCCTGAAACATGATTAACTGTATATGTATGACCACTAATTGATTCGTTATATCCACCCACACAATCTATGAATATGTTTAACGGCCACGATGTATTATATGGTGGACAATCGGTACATGGATCTCCATCATCTACAGTGTCTTCATTACCAAATGTAACTCCTGATACTTCAAAATATACATCCTCCATTAAGATACAATCGTCCTCATCCTCAGGTAATGTGTAGAAAGTATTAGGACCGTAAACCTTAACCTTAGGGTCACATTGTGTGGTACCTGTTAGATATGTTGATTCCCAAAAGAAATCAAACGTACTTAAATCTAAACAATCTAAATCTGCAGGTATGTATGCATCACCGTATGGATCACCAGGGTTTGCAATATATAATTGTGTGTCGTATGTAAACGGTGTAATTCTTATTTTTTGGACACCATCACTATCAGTAAAGATTTCGTGAGAAACTATAGGTACATTTTCATATCCATAATTTTCACCGTTAGCCGATAGTTGATTATTAAATCCATTTTCTATATTTTGGTTTTCATCACTTGTTTCTGTATTACCCGTGATTCTTTCATATCCTTCTCCACCCGCGTGGTTACTAATAGTATCATAACCAGTATATGCTGTTTTAGTATAATATTTTTCATTTATTTGAGAGAATATACTGTTGACCGCATTGACCCATAAAGGATCCAATACGTCTCTGTCAGGGTTTAGATTACATTTAAAATCACAGAGTAATGGTAAATGTTTTGACCCGTCAAAAGTCTCACCACCACTAAAAATAACATCATTAATAGTTGTACATTCAGAAGTAGAAATAAATGGATCAAATAACTGTCCCCCTGTAAGTGTGATCGGAGAAGACGCCGTATACTCTTCCCCCATTAAAACTATCTTTAGGACGTAAGTGACCCCACTTACAACAGTTAACCCCCTGAATAAATCCTTGTCACCTAAAAAATAAACTTCTAAATCTTCCTCTATAGAGTGTTCGAAACCTAATTTAGGGTATAGATTGTCCTCAACCTGTTCAATAGTACACGGTTTTAGGTAATCGTGTTTGGACCTACCAATACGACTATTTTCTAAGATATTACCACCAGTCCATAAAGTTGTTGCAGGTACAAACTGTTCTATTATTTCCACCCAATGAGGACTCATTCTATTAATGAACTCATTAACTGTTGGGAAACTATATGGTGTACCGACTTTTTCTAAATACCCCCAATAAACATCTTCTAATTGAATATAAGATTTTTGGTATTTTACAGTGTGTGAGTTACGTATTTGTTCATTCAATACGTTATCCATGTACTCCGCAAATGTGAAACCTGTTTGAGGTTCTAAAGTCTTTAATCCGAAACTAACTTCTAAATCTCTCGATTTTCTATATACGTCATAATCAATACCTTGTGCGGACGATAGATAAATTTGTATATTTTTTCTATTTAACGTTTTTGAATCTGTATCCGATAATAACTCCGTTTTATTGTTGTCTACGGTATTGTGTAATTCGTGTCCATAATCTAACCCGTAAAATTGTCTATATAAATCAAAATAATCCTCACCATAAGTGTAGTCCTTATTTTTTGTTTTTATAATCTTGGGGTTAGATAGTAAGTTGGAATTCTCAGTATCTAATTCCGTTGATGACCTATGTTGTAGACTTATCTCATACCAACCCGCCCCTTTTTGGAAGAACACATCATTATTCTCACTTACAATCTTTTGTGTATCACCATACTTTGTTGTTCCCGTCAATACTATCGGATATTCATCTACTTGATATGTTGTGGTACCCGTTGTTGTTATTCCTTGGTATATGAAAGAATATGTTTTATCCTCAAGGTCTATCTGACCAACAGTGAACGTTTTTTCTAATTGAGTTAAATCATAAATGTCGTTATCAATATCTGTAGACAACTTCTTTACATCATCATATTTGTATACGTGCTCATTTATTTTAATTAAAGGTTCAGGTGCGCCAATAAATCTTAAGAAAAATTCAATTGATTTTCTTGTACCCTTTGATTTGTAAATTCTTACAAGATTAATGACCAACCTTCTATAGAATTCCGCCTCCGCCTCAACCATATTCATTCCAAGGTTATTACCTTCGAATTGACTTTCTATTCTTGAATATAGTGTATCTTCAAATGTTTTCTCATCAAATAGATTTACAGAATCTAAACCTAAGGTATTTGATAAATTCTTTAATAGTACATCGGGGATGTTATTGATTTTATCATAACTTACATTTCTCATGTATGCTATGTTGTCTATAAATTTCTTAACAGAATCAAACCCACTACCGTAGATCTGAAACATTGAAGACATTCTTTGGTCTTCAGTATCAAACTCGTTTAGAGATGCGGTCGTTAAGAATCTTGAAATTAAATTAGACTTATATTGATCAATCTCATCACCTATTGATTTTAAATTTTCAAGGTATGAGAGATAATCTGTACCTCCTATCTTTATATTCCAATTGTCTTTAAAGACGGGCCAAGTAATTTTAGTGGTTACTGTTTCTGTTTTAGAACCATCTAAAGAATCTTTTGGTAATTTAAACTCCGCAGTATACCTTGGTGAGGACTCCCTATCTAATATTAACTTCTCTAAATCATCTAAACTTTCAAAGAATTCCTCTACAGTATTACTGATCGGTCTAATAAGGAAGTTTTCACTGTATGTCGATCCACTAAACGGTTTACCCTTAACTTTTAATGTTATAAGTCCGTCAGTACCCGCCTTTGAATATGTTAGTATTTCATACTCTACCTCATCAATAATAAGGGAATACTTGGAATAATTTTCAAAAAAGTTTTTAAACTCATTACTAACCTCAGGACTTACATTACTTAAAGGTTTTTCAAGTACAACGTCTAAAGGGTTGAATATTTTTGACTTCTCAAACTTAAAGGTGGTTGTTCTCGCTTTAATATCGTATGTGATATTTTCAGCAGTATATTGTGAAAATGAAATGGGAGTATCCTTGTCAATATAAAATCCCGCAGGGAATTGTTCTATTATATTATTGACAGATGAGGATAACCTCTTATTTAAAGACCCAAATAATGTCTTAGAACCTGCGTCTTTGTTTTGTCTAAATTTTACCTTACCCTCTTTCTTTACTGACCTATTAGATTTAGTTTTAGGTGCTTCAGTTTCTTCTTTAAGATCATCTATCGTTAAGAACTCAGAGAAAGGTACAGATGTGAAACTTTTAGTATCTCTTTGTGGTATCGTCTTATCTATCGAAAAGTTTGTTGCAGTCAGCTGACTTGACCCATCAGTAATTTGATTACCGATTAAGTTATCATTAAAGGTATCCCTTCCGCTTGCAGCTTGACTTGGAACTTTTCTTTTCGCCATTATTCAGTGATATCATCAAAGTTTTTAGTTTCATCAATGTCGTCCCTCTCTTCTCTCACTTCAAAAAGTGTTTCGTTGAACTCATCTCTTACTTCAAACAAGTTAAATTGTTTGTAGATATTGTTTTCTGCGGTATAGATTGTATATATTCCATCAGAGATAGATTTAGTCTGATTACCATAGAATGCATATGCTAATGTTGTCTCGTCATGTTCTACCATTTCAACCTCAACCGTAGTAGGGTTAAAGAATGTATTTGATAGAATTATATTTTGAGATGGTTCCCCTATAAAAGGTACCGTATTTGGTCTATTTGATGGTGCTGATGACGGGGTTACCGTTAAAAACAACAAATTAGTTGCTTGGTCTGTGTATTGGTATCTTATCGCCTTTTGAGTTGTACTCGTCAGGTTTGATGTAATAGGAGTACAGTAGAATGAGGATGTAACAACTCTATAAAAATTAGGGGTTTTACTTCCGTCACTATTCAAATACTCAACTCTGTATCCAACCAACCCTTGAGGGTTAAACTTATTTCTATCTGTGGCAGGTACATTACTAAGATCTATAATAATTCCTCTTACCGATGGTAATGATGCTAACACCCCACAATCAGTTATAGATGTTCTTATCTGTTTAGGTCTAAGATGTAAGGTATATATACCTAACTCATCAAAGTCTGCCGTATCTAACTTTAAATTATATAACCCACCTAAAATTTCTACGTCGGGTGCGTTAGTCGCGTCCGTCGTATCTGAATTGTGATAGACAGGTGTTAATATATCTTCTGAATTTAATTTTTTAAATTGTACAGGTGCGTCGGATGTTCTCCCCGAAACGTAATGATAGAAAATTTCTACGTCTGCTGGTGACACATCTGCCGGTCTAACTGTACCATAACTACCTACTGCCATATCCTTTTAATTAATAAATATTATTCTATTGTTTTTTAACTTGGAAAAATCCATTTCCGTAGATATCAATTTCACCTACGTTATCAATTTCTCCTAATCTGAGGTTCATTTCCAAAACCCCTTGTTTACCTCTTTCAACAAATACGTCGGAAAAAATGGTTGGTTCGTCAATAAATCCAATGAAATGTTCGTTTCTCGTTAACATCTCATTAAAGACCTCTTCTTTTTGAAAATCTGTTGTTGTTCCCGTTATTGTTGTTATTCCGTCATCATAATCCTTATATGATAAATTATCTATAGTATATCCTGTATAACTACCCACACCGTCGGTACCTACTGTTGCTCCTTGGTAAGTACTTTCTCCATACCTCTTTAATTCACTTAACCTACTTCTCCCCTTAGCCGCAAAATATATTGGTCCATCTGAGTCCTTTTCTACATAATCTAAATCATTTATGTAATCTTGGGTAATAGTGACTCCCGTAGTATACGGTAATATAAATGGTCCAAAAGATCCGTTAGAGTTAGTCACTGTTGTGTTTTCGGGTACTGTAATTTTTTTTGTTATTTTTTTCTGAGTCCAATTATTAGTTAAACCAATAGACACATTATAAGTACCTGAAGAAGGAAATGTATGTTGTTTATACTCTAAACTATTACCAAGACCAACACCAATGGTATCTACTGATCCATCACCCCAATCAATAGAAAAATTTTCATTTTTAATTATTCTTAATGCGTCCCTATTAACTGAGTTATATAATCTAATCGTATTACCACCTGTATGTTGGTAGTTAAAGTTCGTTATTTGTTCAACTTGTTCAATATCTCCTTCGAATCCAACCATTCCGCCCATCTCATAACCTTTACTGTCCAAGTATATTGGTAAATGGTATGTTGTACCAGTGATTGATTTTAGTATTTTATAATAATTCTTATTCATCATTTAATCAGTTGAAGTATTAGAGTCGTCAGGTGTTGAAGAATTTGGTGGAGGAACACTATCAACCACTGTCGGTATTTCATAAAACTTTATAGGGTCTCCACTCATACCCTTTCGATTTGATGTGTATGGGGAAGTTCCATTGTATTCTGAAATAGTGTAATGGTATGTGGGTGTGTTGGTCCTATCCATCTCTACTTGGAAGTATAGATCTTGTTCTTCTACAATGCTCGAAGTGTCTGTTATTTCTTTATTTGCAAATGGTACCTTACTACCATCAAAAGAATTGTAAAACTTTGCGGTCATAAA